TGCTCTTCAATGACACGCTGCTTTTGCTCTGCCAATTTCTGGTCACGAATACGCGCCAGCTTCTGGGATAATCCCATTAATCCTTCAGCAGCCCCTGTTCTAGGGGAGGCAAATCGCAGTTGAACCTGCTCTTCAAATCTTTGAGCCATTACAATCTCGCTTATTTAACCTTGTTGCCTTCCTGTACGGGAGCTGGACTTGGGGAAGGAGCAGCCATTGATGCGCGCTGCTCCACTGACTGCATCATACCAAGAATTGCAGCACCTTTGGCTTGCTTTCTCGCCACCTTACCCTTGGTTCTTGCAGTCTGTGCAGCCAGCTTGGACATCAACACATCTCGCTGAGTAGCCTCTTTCTCGCGGCGCACATCCTCTTCAAGCACTGACAAGGGAGAGCCTTCAAATGTGATTCCAGCCGCTCCACCTGCAGCCATTTGACTGGATACAGCCCTGGCCAACTTCTCTTTGCGGTCTGCCTCTCGCTGAGCTGCTGCCGTTTCAATCTGTTTGGCCTCAGTCTTAGCCTCCATCTCAGCAATCTTGCCTGCTGAAATCTGCTGACTGGCAACCATAACGTCCATCAACATACCCATTAAACTTTTACCTCCAGAGTCAACGCCAGAATATTCAACGGGAATGGCGTATCTTGCGTAATTGCAACAGCCGCATCCAGTGACCAGCCATGCAAAAACACGCGCTTGAGATCGGTTTGCGGTATCGGCGCACTAAACTGGTCGCCACCTATAGTTTTGTCTGCGATCCTCTGGCCATTAACGATCACGCCATTGGAGTTATCCATTTGTACAGCACAGCGGAGAATACGCTTTTTCTGGGCCGAATTAGGGCCATTCTTCAGATTGATATTGAACGGCATGGTCTTGATCTCAGGCGTGAACTCTAGCCCAACCTCGACATCTTCATTGCTTGCCGCTCGATCCAGAGTAATCTGACCGCTAGACACGACCTTATCTGTTTGAGCCGCGCCACCCACTTTAACCTTGACGGTCTCGCCATTCAGGTGATCCAGTCCGGTAACTGTAGAACCGGTAAAGCCAGTAGCAGTAACAGCACTGTCAGTATTGAGAGAGCTGACAGCCATATCAATGTAATAACTGCTGCCTCTTTTAACCAGCAGATAAAGCACATCCTCAACCACTGCAACAGATTTAACATCGCCGTATGACTCCCAACGGGTGAATGCTTGCACACCTTCAAAAGATTGCGTGTTAAATACGGTCAGATCGCCGCCAGATCCCACCAGATAGACGTAGTTCGCGTCTGATTCGCTTGATCCTCGGCTGACGTACATCTGCACAGGATTATCAATCAGGTGAGGAGCTGCCAAAGACAGCGAGCGAGACTCATTGGATTGGAACTCATCAACATACTGAAACTGGTATAAAGCCTTGCCAGTGCGCTGCAGAAACAAGGTTAAGCCTTCCAAAGCAACAGGACGGACACGCTTGGAGCCCAAGTTGGTCTGAGGCTTCACAGATACGTTCTCAGGCGTGATTGGTGATTCTGGAATATAGAACTCTGCCCCACTGGTAAACACCTGCAGAGACTTATTAGAGATGATTCCGTTGACCGCATTCACTTGGTCAGTAGCCAGGGTCACATCAATAGCTTGATCTGCTCTGGCCCTGCCCACATCAAAATTGAATACATCGCTAACATTGGAACCCCAAAGAGTAGATGGACGAGACCTAGAGCCCCCGAACCACAAGCGAGACTCATGAAAAGTGCAAGTCCGAGGCCATCCACGGGTAGAGCTCCAGACATTCTCTTTGCGGCTTGTGCCGTTAGAAGAGGTTGTGGTCAGTATCTCAAAGGATGTCGACTTGGTGTAAACAGGCGTGCCAACCATAGCATCCCAGTTGTCGGCAGAATCGCCTGAAAAAGTCACATTGTACTTTGAGGCGTCAACCCCGTTGGCCACACTGATTCCAGTGTTACCAGTGTTGGGGAGCTCCTGCAGTGCCTGCCTAATATTCTCTCTGGTTGTTGCCCTGTCGGACACAGACAAAACAACCTCCTCAGTCAGAACTCCATTGAGTGACAATTTGAACCTGTCGCCATCATTTCTGTAGTTGAACTGCAGGACTTGCACCTCATCAGCCGGCGTAGGACTGGAAGCGTCATTAAAATCGTACTGCGGGATATTAGTCAGCGACACAGTATTAATTGTCCAGGCAGTATCACTGGTTCGCTGAATAATCCGAGGTTGCACATCTTCATGCGTGATAATGATTGAATCCGCCGACTGAATGAAGTCGAACTCTTGAACTCTTGCCAGAGAATAAGGCGTGGTCACTGTTGTCTGCAGTACGCCGTCCTTGTAAACCTCCATTTTAAGAGAGGTAAAGGATAGCAAGTAGGTCTGCTCAACATTGAATGAGAACGCCTCTAGACGGCCATTTCCGAGCGCCGTGGCGATATATTTAGTACCAGGGCGCTTTTTCATGCCGCCCTGTGGAATAGAAAGTACATTGGTCGCCTTCTGAACGCCTTGATAGTACGCCTCAAGATCGGTTCGACCAACAATCAAAGGGTCGAGTTCACCCTTGGTAAAGTTTGACTGCGTTGACCAAATACCACCCATTAGAAATAACTCCGACCCATGCGAGCCTCGATAAACGGGCTAGAGATAATCGCCTCTTGCGGCTCACCTTGTGAATCAATATTGGACGCCTTGGCTAATTGGTCGCGAGCCTTCCGCTCATAGTATTGCGCCTTGCTTTCGTCCTCTGTGACAGACACGGCCATCTCTGCAGCCATTTGATATTCCATTGCCTTAACTAGGTGAGCAGGCAATAAGGATTCAGCCACATCATAAACGTAGCGCATCAGAAGGCTTGGTTCGTTGGAATACAGGTGCGATCCGACAATATCATAGTTGCTGTGAGGCATAACCTCCCAGACGCGAATCAAGTCAGTGGGCATCTGGTATGCGTACTTATAACCAGTCTTTGAATCTGGTGGCTGAGACAACTGGGATAACGACTGATCTTTTAACGCAAAAGACCAAGGACGATAACTTAATACCATTTCCTTAGTCAGGGGATATAGGTTGTTTGCTGCCTGAGCGCCTGCCCCTGGCTCGGTAAATGAAGATATAGGTTCATCACCGAGCAGGAGTAGAGCGTTTGAGACAATATCAATACTACTTGCCATTGTTATTGCTCCAAAAAAGGGGCCAAAGACTGGCCCCGAAGTGTGACGAAATTAAGCCGAAGCAGTAACCTGAGACAGCCCTTGGATGGTGACGTCAGTACCATCATTAGCGGTCACATAGGTCATTTCAAAGGATTGAGTACCATCGGCATCGGCGTGAATGAAGATCATATCACCAACAGCCAACTCATTTACCTTGTCGTTGAAATAACCAGAACCTTCAACCACAGCCTCAGTATCGTTAGTACGATAGGTGAAGATGCGAGGGCAGGCACTGTTAGCGCAAGATGGGCCAGAAAAGCTATTGTTAGTAAAAGCCATGATTACTACTCCTTATGCAGTCTTGATTTCAACAAGGCCAGCGGCTTCGCGAGCTACTGCACCAGCTTTCAGCATACCGTTACACAACCAAGAGGTTTTCTGCGCAACCCAGTCAATGCTGGTTTTCATGTCCAGACCAACGGCATAACCAACGGCAGACTTGTGGTAGGCGAATACAGTGTTAGCTGGCAGGCCACCTTCGTCGCGAGACTCGATAACGTGGAACTTGAAGCCAACGAAAGTGTCCAGATCGCCTTGAACCAGAGCCTTCACTACGTTGAAGTCAGAGCTGGTTACTTCAGTCTCACCCAGCAGGTTGTCCAGGTTAGAAGCAGTCAGAACGATATGACGATCACCTTGGTCAACACCGCGATCAGTCAGAGCAGAAGAAGCGGCACGCAGCTTGGCAACGGTCAGATCAGTTGCAGCAGCAGCGATTTGCTTACCAGTGTCGATGTCGGTAGGAGTGGTGTTGTAGGTCACAGCATTCATGGCGTCCAGAATGATCTGATCTTCACGGCGAGTCAGGGCTTTAGCGATGGTTTGCGCCAGCTCTTGCTTCTCGTCGAAGTTAACTTCAGCCTGGTCAAAGATGTCGGTGTACTCAGGCGCGTTCCAGTTGCCAAGGTTGGCAGTCTGACGAGCGTGGTTAACGTCCATCGGGGTTACATCAGCTTGAGTAGCTTTCTGGTTAGCCAGACCTTTACCCATGCGAGTGAATTTGTAGGCATCGCCAGTAACACCAGTACGAACAGTAACGGTGCCACGCAGTTTACCCATGCCTTGATAGGCGTGTTTTACTTCGCTGTCGAACTCTTGGATCGCAGCATTGGAAAGAAACTTAGACATGATATGTCTCCTAAAGTCTTAATCAAATTTTTTCTTAGCTTGACCAAGGTGCCGAATTCGGTTTGATCTTGCTAATTTCAAGCAAAATCCCCTAAATTCGGCCTCTAGAAGGGTATCGAGTGGAGATATATGACTATATAACGCAAGCGTCATATAAATGCAAACTTAACCTCCAATCATTTGGCGATGCTCTTCTGTACCATAAAGGGCATCACGCTTGCGCTCGTATTCCTTACGGAAGGCAGGGTCAACATTAATGCGACGATTGCCATGCTCATCAGTAGCAAATTGCATCTCCTGGACTTCCATAGGATTAATGCTAGGTGCTGGCGGCGCATCGCTTGGGGCCACTGGCGCAGAACGAGTCTTGGCGATCAACTGCTCTACAGCCTTAATGCCACCAGCAGACTGAATGACGCCGCGCAATTCTTCGGCAGTCTCAGCATCCATATTGGCATCAATCCAGTTATTGATATTCTCAATACGCTTAGGAGCGTCAGAGCCCAGAGCTTTCATCTGCTCTTCTTTCATCTCCTGCAGAGCATTTGCCTCAGCCAACTGGGACTCAACGTACAGATTCAGCATACCATTGAACCCATCCTGAGACATATTGGACTCTTTGGCAAAAGCCATAGCAGCCTCAAGCAGTGGATCGTCATTATCCAGGGTTACGCCAGCTTCAATCAGCTCATCTGACAAGGATGCAGTGTACTCCTCTGGAGCCCCTGTAAACGCACCAAACTTACTCTGAAGCTCAGCGTATGACTTGGCCTGCATCTGCAATGATTCATCCTCAGAGCGGCCATCAGCGCGATACTTGTCTAGCACAAAGTCATAGCGAGCCGGTTCACTCGGAGCAGGATCAGCAGGAGCGGGCGATGGATCTGCCGGTGCTGGATCTGCTGCTGGTGTTGGATCTTGTGGATTTTCGTCACTCATTTTCAACCTTCCTTATGGTTAAGATTATATTTCGGATAAAGCCCTTGGTGCCTTCTCTGAGACCTATTTGCAGGTCGTTATCCGTTACTTCCAAACCTGGAGCCATCATAAGATGCTCTTTCCAGATTTCGAGAAGTTCTGCGCCAGCTTCTGACTGCTTGAAAACCTGGTGAATCAGGTAATCAAGCCGTTCAAACTGTTTCTTATCGTCGTCTGACCACTCAGGCTCTTGCCCAAGCGCATCAAACGGGTTCTGCTCCTTGCTCAATTGCGCCTCCTAATTGTTGTTGTGCCGCCTGTGCTGCAGCTTCACCAAGTTGCTGTCTCTCCTCATCAGAACGGATCAGAGAGGCAGGAATGCCCAACTGATTGCCCGTTACTTTGGGGAAGTCCTCAACCTTGGCAGTACCCATAAACACCTCTTGACCAACAATACCGATATTCGATTGCGCCCAAGTTAGAATATTCTGGAAGTCCTCAATGTCCTCTGCTTTAGCCAGCGGTGAGGTGTGCTTTATCGTCACCTCTGTGCCATCCAAACGAATATCAGGGAAGCGGCCCAAGCCTTTCAGAATATCAATACCGGCCTCAATCAGAACCTCAATCAGCTCAGTGCGGATACGACCAAACGAGGCACCAGCCTGCTTGAGCATTTCCTGTTGGCGAATCATGTTCTCAGTGGCAGAGCGTACTGGATCAGTCACATCACCCAGAGGATTAGCGAAGAAAGCCTTGTTGATCTTCTCCTGAAGCTCTCGGATGTCCAATTCAACCTTGGCGGGATCACCACCAGACACTAGAGGCGCAAGTGTTGGATTCTGAGCATTGTTAGAACCAACTGGAATAATGGTCTTTGGTGCAATGCGTACAGTGTTTGGATTGAAGATACCGTCATTGATACCAGTCCA